ATCAAATGGTTGTTTTCAAAATATTATTCAACCAAGCAAGAACATAAAGGTTATACATAGCGTTGTCGGTCAACCTCGCGGATGGGGAATAGACAGGTGTAGCGCCGATTCTTTTTGGAACGGTGAAGATTTTTACCTACAAATAGACGGTCATATGATTTTTGAAAAGTTTTGGGATTCTTGCCTTATATCTGATTGGATTAAAATAAATAAAGACCTTGATGTAGAAAAACCGATAATTTCAAACCATGCTCCACAATGGTACTTCGGTGATGATGGACAAATAATGGGATACGAAAAAGATTCCACGCAGTGTTGCCCAATATACATACAGACAATTGGGGGAATTCATAAAAATTGGTCTGAACCAGCGTTAATTGTTGATAGGGATAGGCGGGTTTGTGGTGATGAGATTATGGAACATTATGCAATTTGTGGGCATTTTATGTTTGCGTCATCTATGTGGCTTCAGGAGATTGGTCATGACCCAAAGGCTATTTTTATTGGAGACCAAAGTATGATTGCGCTAAGGTCAATAACAAGAGGGTATAAAGTATTTTCCACTGGCAAAACATATATTTGGCATTTGTCAAAACATTTATCAAAAAGACAAGAGCAACAAGAAGAATGGAGAGAGTTAATAGATGGACAATATAAAGTAAATGATTATGTAAAAAAATCTGAGATGGAAAGAATTCGGCAGTATTTAACTGGAGAAAAATTTGACCATTACGGAGCCCCAAATAAAGATTCTTTAGACAAATATCAGGTTATGATTGGGCTTGATTTTAAACACATATATAAATTGGTTGATGAATTGTAAAACCTAGCAGTTTAATCCTAGGTCGTGTAATTTACCCGGAAGCATGTCGTAAACCATATATATATTACTGTCAATTGAATCGTATAAATTATTTATCCACCCTTCTGCTTTGTATCTGTTTTCCGCAGAAGTGCCATAAATTGACTTCCATAATATGATTTAATGCTACTTCTCAAACTCCAGCCACGAAGTAAGGATGTATTTTGCGCCCGTAAGCGGTGGGTTGCCCCTATGCATGTGCGTATAGGCGGCTGGTGCAAGCACTAGGCGTCCCTGAGAAGCCTCTACACGAGCAGACTGATAAAGAAACTCTGTCTCGCCACCAGACTCAACATCGTTGAGGTAAAGAATAATAAACGCCATTCGGCGCCCAGTTTCTATGGTTGCTTGCTCGCAATGCCAAACATGATAGCCCTCTTGAGGTAATGTTTTTTGAATTTTTATCGTTGACATAACGAGCGAAGAAACTGCATTCGTCAAGTGCGGATGTTTCTCGACATACATCGGATAGCAAGTACCCCAAAACTTATTTAAAAATTCAGGGAGGAAATCATCACTCATGGAACTGTCAACCATGATTTGACGCATCGCTTCCTCGGTGCCGATATTTACTGATGAGTCTTGCTTTGTATAGTCGTTTCGTTTAAACGCAATCTTTGAACGGTATTCGTAAAATGCAATAAATTTATTACATAGTTCTGGAGTAAAAAAATTGTCCCATACGCCGACATGTTCGCCTTGCGTATATTGCTCTTCCTTGGAATTAGAACGGGATAAAACTGACATACCTTGTCCTTTCGCCAACTACGTTGGTTACATCAAACCCAATTGTTGTTCTCAACCCCTCATATGGTTCCAGAACTTCAACTTTATGTCTATTGTGACCTTCGCCAAAATAAATTTGACCTGGAACATTCTTGACTACTCTGTCTTCAAATACTGTGTTCGTGTTTTTGGGGTCAATAGATATATAGCCGTGCCACGGCCACATATGGTCGTGCCAATCGAGAACCCCTTCTGGTCTGTCGGCATTCATCCACGCCTGCATCCAGAGAGGCTGATTTGGTTCTAGTTTTAGAGCAGTTCTGACTCGCTCGCGCAAATCAATGAATATTTGATAAAAAAGGGTATCGGAATGGAGTAAAGCAAAGAGATTATAAATCCCGTATGCTTTTGTATATTCGGTCGTCCCCATCACGTCTTTAAATTTAAAACGCGCAAATTCTAGAGAGTTTTCTATCTCGGGAAGATTTTTAACAATGAATTCTGAGCGTTCAAGAAAAATCATATTAAATTAGATTTAATTTCTTTTACTATAATTTTTTTACCATAAGATTCGTCAAACATCTTGTATCTATTCCACAAACCATTTAGGCCTCTTGTTTGCTTTGTCCGAGTATGAATTGAGTCTGAAGCGAGGTCAATTAATTTTTGTGTGAGTTCAAATCTTTTAAAAACAATCGGCTTATTTGTTGAAAATTCTAGATAGGCCATTGGTTCGCCCTCCATAATTGTGAATTTATTATTTCTTGGCCAAAGGTTATATTCAAAGTTTAAGGGTCTAAACCAACGCCCAATATCGTAAAGACCAGGGACAACTGCGCCCAAAGAGGCATGCGGCGCTGAATGAAACCATGGCGATGTTGACCTCATAAAAAGCGATTCTTCACTGAAAAAGATAAATGGATAGCCCACAATAATAAGAAGTTGGTCATAACATGTTGGTGCATGAGCCATGCTTATCTCACACTGAGATACGCCAGTCCATGCTTGTTCTACTTTTTCAATTTGATTATCTTCCTTTATTGATACTTCTGCGGTTGATGTACATGGACATCTGACTACAAAAACATTGGTGAATGCTTCTCTGGTTGCTGGGCACTGCAGGTATGTAGTAGTTAGTTTGCTAGAAATAATATTTTGGTCTTTATTGTCTAGCAACTCTTGCCACACATTTGACGGCTCTTTGTATAACCATTCACTTACGGTTGATTTATTTTCTCTTTGACCAGTCGACCTGTCTATCCATGGAGCCCAATAGACAACCTGTTCATCTTGTTCTTTACTCATCTAAATTTATCCCCTTCGCTCCAAACGACTAACGAATAGCGCTCCCCTGATTTTACGGTATTGACTTTGTGCCAAATAAATGAGGGAAACAAAACCATAGACTTCATGGCTGCCATCAGAATTGCGTCCCATCATCAATTCCCCTCCAGTAAAATCTTCTGGACTTGATAAAAATACCGTTGCTGAAAGTTTTCTCATAAATAATGCTTCACATGGTCTCCCCATTAGTAAATCCATATGCCAGTCATAATAATCATCAACTTTATAGTGAGTAAATTGAGGTGGGGTAAAATAGTGTAATTGATACTCATAAATTCGGTCGTTTACGTTGTCAATAATTTCTTTAAGTCTTTCAAAAATCCAACCGACTTCATTCATGTTTACTGGTTCAATGAACCTTAACTCCGAACTTCTGATTTGAGTCATAACAGTGCCACCTCTGACTTTTGCGGCGTCTAGTTTTTCAGAATTCCCGAGTTCTATGATTTTGCGACATTCATCTTGGGTGAAAACATCAGAAACAACAACAGACGGTGGTATGCAATTATCTACCGGCTTATCGTACCTAACATCAGAAGGTTCTCTTCTCATAATTTTTTTTGCGCGTAAAAATGATTGATGTCGTCTCGGCTAATTCTACGAACCGCAGCATCTAATTTCTCCCCTGACAAGTCTGGCTCTTTATCTATTGCCTGAAGTCTTAAGTAGCCTATATAGTCCTTATAGGCAAATTTAAAAAAATCATCCATTGATTCTATTGCGTCAATAACCAAATGTGATTGCAGCGGATTTTTGGAAGTTAAATTTTCTTTTACAAAATTCGTTACTGTTTCAAAATGGTCAATCAAAGATTTTTCTAAGTTTTGAAGAAGGAAGGGTGTCGTATTCACTGCATACGTAAGCCCTTGAATGTCGGTCATATGTAGAACTAGGTCTTCAAAGAGAACAACTGGTCCTTTTGCGCTTGGAATGATTTTTGCTTCCATAGCGCCCATCCTATCAGGGCAATTAATTCGGTGGCGGCTTAAGGCTGTTGCGAAACCGTATCGCTAAATTCCAGCAAGTCAAAAGGGCTATCTGCTGGAGTTACTTCGGATGGCTCTACGGTGAAAAGGTTATTTAATGCAAGCAACAAATGACGGGCTTCATCAATCGAGCAGACTACATCGTTGGTAGCCGGATATTCGCTATCTTGAATAATTCTTTCTTTGGCAATATCAACATAAAACAAAAGAGACGAAATTTTTTTACCCAAGACTTCTGAATTTGTATTAAATGAGACTGTTCTATTGTGTGCCATGTGGGCTCCATTTTCCTAAGGGGCAACTAGATGAAGATAGTTGTGCTTTAACTATCATAAAGCAACCGCATTCTTTACAGGTTGAAGTAAGTTTAAAATAACGTGGACACTCCTTACAGATTGCCAAACGTTGCGAAGCAAAAGACTCATGATGGCGTGTACTCAATTTGCTCTACCTTAGGACTCGCATAATTGGTTGCTGGAGCATATACTACGCCAAACTTTTCAGCAGGGACAGGGGTTGACGCAGCCACATTAACGGTAGTCACAGTGTTTGGTGCGCCACTGTCTACGGCTGTAACTGTTACTCCATTAGCCGTGGTTTGGGCTTGAATATAGGATAAATATGTTGTTGCTGTTGGGGTGGCTACGGTATGGCTTGAAACAGTAGAAACTGTGCCTGCCGTGCTTTTAATAATTTTAAAATCAGAACGATTGAAGGATGTAGCAGTGCCTGTATAGTTCACTGTTGTTGGGGTGTAGTTATAAGGAGCGGGTTGTGTATATGGGGGCTGATAGCCATAAGCAATAAAACCGTCCCCAAATCGCACCCAAGTATAACCATCGTAATACCAACACCCGTTACCAAAATTTGTTCCGGAACCGCAAGCCCAATAAGCAAATGGGCCACCCGCAGTGTAGGGGCCACCCCCTACGGCTCCGTAGGTATATTGACAATTACTACCACTAGTGATTGAACCACCACTTGGGCAATTGTAAGGTGCGCCCGATAAATCTACTTTGTCAGCAACTGCAGCCCACCAGTTATTTGCGTCCGTAACCCAAAATGCAACACCAGCACCAGCAGACCTAACTGCAGGCAGGGTTGCCTTGACTGTGGCGGCTACAGTTCCTGCATTAAATGTGGCAATCGGGTATGAGGCAGCAGCAGTGCTCGTTGTTACGGCGTTTGAATTGATACCCCAAGTTCCACGTTCTGGAATCCATTCAACAACATTTGCGCCAATAGCACTTGCACTATCACTTCTAGTAAAAGCATCTATGAAGGCAGAAAGAATTGATTTGCCTTGAGCAAACCAATACGCAAATACACCATCCGTTTTATTACCTCTACCCGAGCGAGGGGACAGCGGACCACCACTTACTGCCTGACTAACTGCGCCTCGTTTAATAAATTCAGACATAATTTATGCCGTGATTCGGTTGACATATCCTGACAACGAAATAACGTTTGCTGTTCCTGCTGCTGCTCGAACCGTAAGTGGGGTTGCGTTGCCTTTAAGAATTAAACCTGGGACCACAAGATACAAGCCGCCTTTGGTTTTTACTGTGTATTCAATGATGTCGTCTGGGTCTGTTACTCCACCAAAACCAATTCGTACAGCAACATCTGCTGTGTGGTTGTTTTGTGCGTAAATCCAAACTTCTTCTAAAATACTTGTTGAAGTTTGACCAGTATGAATCAGAGTTGGTGAGGAACCAATCGCTGTTGCGACAACCTTGGTTGCTCGACCGTCGGTGCTTGCTGAAAGAAGTTGTTTGCTATATGTTGCCATGTGATATCTCCTGTATGAAGGTTACTAGAATACTTGCCCTGCGAGAACGAACTGGTCATTATCCACAGAACTAAACACAAATGCCGTAGTAGCCACCTGTGTCGTACTTGTTCCTGCTGTCGCCGTTGGCGCTGCAGGTGTACCGGTGAATGTTGGTGAGGCAAGGTTTGCTTTTAAGTTGTCGGCTGTAGTAACAAAAGCAGTGGTAGCAACAGCGGTCGTGCTGTCAGCCGCGGCTTGTGTTGTAGCAATTGTTCCAGTCGGAAGGGTTGGAGTGCCTGTAAATGTTGGCGAAGCAAGCGGCGCTTTAAGGTCCATCTGAGTTTGGATTGCGCTAGTCACGCCATCCAAGTAACCAATTTCTGTGTCGGTTACGTTTGCGACTTTTGCTTGAATAACAGTCGTATCGACCGTGACTGTTGGGGACGAACCTTCGCCTGAGTTGTTGGCTAAAGTAATTCCCGTACCTGCGGTCAGGGTCGCAACATAGTCACCAGTTGTGTCGGTGCCAAGAGTGATTGCTTGGTCTACCCAGTTGGTGCCGTTATACATCAAGAAATCTTTATTGGCAGCACTAGTAATGACTACATCCGTCAAGTTATCTACGGTGAGCGCTGTTGCGCTTGAGACACTTGACGCAGTTGCAATTTGTGAATAAGTTGAACCGTCGTTCGTCAATTCCCATGCATCGTCAGTTTCGTTCCAACGGAGAACAACATTCGTGGACGAACCACGCTCAACTTCAATACCGGCGTTTGCGCTTGGAGCACCTGTCGCATTGTTATTGAGGACAATGATGTTGTCATCAACCGTCAATGTTTCGGTGTTGATTGAGGTTGTTGTTCCAGAAACAGTCAAGTTTCCAGAAACGGTTAAATCATTGAAGGTTACGTTACTGTTTGTGGCAACTGCCTGACCAATAGCGATTGTTGGTGTCGCTGTTTCGCCTGAGTTATTTGAAAGAGTTACGCCCGTGCCTGCAACAAGTGAAGCAACATAATCTCCAGTTGTTTTAGTGCCAAGAGCAACCGTGTTATCTGGAAGAACTACTGTTCCTGTAAACGTTGGTGAAGCAAGCGGTGCTTTTGCATCCAGTTGCGTCTGAATTGCAGAAGTGACACCATCTACATAGTTGAGTTCAGTCACGGAAAGAGTTGCACCATCAAGGATGTTTATCTCTGCGGCTGTTGAAGTGACGCCAGTCAAGTCTGTTGGTGCGATAGAAATGTTCGCTGAACCATTGAAAGACTGACCAGCAATGTTTCGCGCATTAGCAAGAGTCGTTGCGGTTGTTGCGTTACCCGAAAGAGCCGCCGTAACAGTTCCAGCACTGAAATTACCAGAAGCATCACGAGCAACAATTGCTGAAGCCGTATTTGCATCTGTTGCAGTAGTCGCCGAGTTGGAAACTTTGCTAGCAGTAGAAATCGTGGCAAGTTTGCTGTCAGCGATTGCTGCAGACGAACTAATGTCTGCGTTAACGATAGTCCCATCAGCAATCATTGCCGATGTGACGGTGCCGCTAGGCAGGGTTACAGTTCCCGAAAAAGTAGGCGAAGCAAGTGGCGCTTTTGTGTCAATCTGAGTTTGAATAGCAGAAGTTACGCCGTTCAG